AACCGACGCCGAACCGGACGCGAGCGAACTGGAAGGCCACCCGAGCGAGCACCTCGCCCGCTACTACGACGAGAAGCGCAAGAACGCGCGCGACGCCGCGCCGAAGCGTAGGGCGTCGTGAGCGTCGGGACCGTCACGGCCAAGCCGTTTTGGGACAAGGATCCCGACGTCGCCGAGGACCGCGGGAAGTTCATGGTGCAGTCGGCCAAGGTGCTGGAGAAGCGACCCGAGGAGTCGCTACGGGCTGACCTGAACCTGGTCCACGCCAGGATGTACGAGAACAGCCCCGTCCCGACGCTGTACCAGTTCGGCGGCGGCGCGACGCAGGCGGCCAGCTTCGCGGCGTTCGACGTGCGGAACCGGTCGACCTGGAACGTCATGCGCAACGCGGCCGACACGGCGCGGTCCCAGGTCGTGAGGAACCGCCCGCGCGCGCGCTTCCTGACGTCGGGCGGCACCTACAAGCAGAAGCGCAAGGCGCGCGGGCTCACGAAGTTCTGCGACGGCCTGTTCAGCGAGGCGCGCGTCTACGAAAAGACCAGCGACATCTTCCGCGACTGCGAAGTGTTCGACGCGGGCGCGATCCAGGTGCTCATCGACGACGACCGCGTGACGGTGCAACGGGCGCTGAGCTGCGAGTTCCTGGTGGACCAGACCGAGGCCATGCACGGGGCGCCCATGACGCTGTACCGACGGCGCCCGACGCCGCGGGGGCGGGTGCTGGCGAAGTGGGGCGGCGCGGTCGATTCGCCCAAGTACAAGGCCATCCAGGACGCGACGAGCGTCGACCCGCTGGGCACGGGCGGCAACCCCGACAGCATCGTGCTGTACGAGGCGTGGCACCTGCGCGGGTCCAAGAAGCTGGACGACGGGTGGCACGTCATCGCCATCGACACGCCGAGCGGCGGGACGTCTACCCTGTTCGAGGAGAAGTGGCCCAAGGACTACTTCCCGGTGCTGTTCCTGCGCTGGGCGTCGTCGGTCATCGGCTTTTGGGGCCGCTCGTTCTGCGAGCAGGTGGCGCCGCTGCAGTACGAGATCGACAAGATGCTGATCCGCATCGAGCGCAGCTTGCGCCTCATGACCACGCCGCGCATCGGCATCGAGCGGGGCAGCAAGATCCTCAAGAGCCAGCTCACGAACGCCGAGGCGTCGGTTGTCGAATTCACGCGCAACCCGCCCGTGGCGCTGACCTGGCCCGCGCTGCCGGCCGAGTACTACAAGCACCTCGACGAGAACGTGCAGAAGGTCTACGACCTGGCCGGCATCTCGCGGCAGGCGGCGGCGGGCATGAAAGAGGCGGGCGTCACGAGCGCCGTGGCCATCCGCGAATCGCTGGACATCCAGCAGACGAACCTGGCCGTGATTCAGAAGCTGTGGGAGCAGTTCCACGTCGACATCGCCCGCGTCATGGTGGACCTGGCTGCCGACCTGTACGGGCGCAAGGGGACGTACAAGGTCAAGGCGCCGACGAAGGGCAAGGGGTCGTTCCTAGACACGATCGACTGGAAGGACGTCAACATCCCGTCGGACGACTACACCATCGAGGTCTACCCAACGTCCCTGCTGCCCACGACGCCGGCCGGGCGCCTCGAGACGGTCCAGGAGATGGTCAAGTCGGGCCTGTGGTCGCCCGAGCGGGGCGCCGCGGCACTGGACGACCTGGACGTCGAAAGCGCCGAGAACATGACCCAGGCGGCCGAGCGGCTCATCGAAAAGCAGTTCGAGGAGATGCTGTACGACGGCATCCCGCATCACCCCGACGAGTTCACGCCGCCCGATCTCGCGCTCAAGACGGGCGCGCAGTACATCACGATCGGCCTGCTCGAGGAGGTGCCCGAGAAGCACATCGACCTGGCGCGTCGCTACCTCGACGACCTGGCCGACCTGACGGCGCCGCCCGAGCCGCCCGCGGCGTCGGCGCCAAGCGGGGACACGTCCCCCCTTCCGCCCGCTGGCCTGCCCCCTCCTGGCGCGCCGCCGATGCTGCCCGGGCCGCCCGTTCCTGGGTTCGCGCCGCCCATCGGCATGCTGTCGCCGATCCCGGGCGCGCCGATGCCGGGCTGACGCTGCCGCGACCGCCCGCGCAAGGGCGTGAGCACCGAAAACGCAACGCCAGCCGCCGCACCAGCTGCCGCGCCCGCTGTGCCTGCCGCCGAGGGACCGGCAACGACCGATCCCGTGGCGTTTCTGGCCGAGTTCGAGGCGTCCCAGAAGGCTGCGGCCACCGATCCGCCCGCCGAGCCGTCGCCCGACGACAAGACGGACCCGATCCCGCCGCCCGAGGGTGAGCCCAAGCCGGCCGAGCCCGAACCGGTCGCCGCGAAGCCTCCCGATCCGTCCGACGAGCAGCGCCGCGCGACGAAGGCGCTCGCCGCAGCGTCGAAGCTGCACGCCAAGGCGCTGGAGAAGTCCGCCGCGGCCGATGCCGTGCTGGCCAAGGCCAAGCAGTTCGACGAGCTCCAGAAGCTGCCCATGTCGCAGCGGCTCAAGCTGATCGGGGCGCCCGACATCAAGGCCGTGGCCGATGCGTTGCTGGCCGAGGGTGACGAGCCTGCCGCGCCGACGCCCGCGGACGAGGTGGCCGAGCTTCGCAAGCGCCTCGACGCGCGTGAGGCCAGCGAGAAGGCCGCCGAGCAGGCGCGTCTCGTCGAGGCGGTGCGCGGCGACGTGTTCAAGCGCATCAGCGACACGCCCGGCGATCGCTTCGAGCTCATCAAGGCTCACGGCGAAAAGGGCCTGGAGCTCGTGTGGGAGACCGCCGCGGAGTTCCTGGCGGCCAATGGGCGCGCGCCCGACCCGCTCGAGGTGGTCGATGCCGTCGAGGCCGACTACCTGGCCGATGCGATCGCTGCGACGAGCGCCAACAAGTTCAAGGCCCGCGCGGGGGCCGCAGTACCCGCGAACACCAGCAGAGCAGCAGCACCCCAACAGCCGCTTCCCGGGGCAACGACCCTCACAACCAAAGATGGGCCCGAGGTCCCGAGCAGCGACGAGCTGCCCATGGACCCCGACGAGCGTCACGCCAGGATCATGCGCGACATCGCGCGTGGGGCGTCGGCGTAGGCCCGGGGAGCCACGACCATGTCTTCAGGAGCAACCGTTGCAGCTGGCGCCGCTTACCTCAAGCGGATGTACAGCCCCGACTACGTCACGAACACGTTCGCGAAGAAGGAATCGCGCGTCTTCAACCAGGTGAAGCGCAAGACCGACGGCGCGGGCGATTCGTTCAACTTCATGCAGGAGTACAGCGAGAACCCCTCGGGGTCCGCTGACTTCACCAAGGCGCAGGCCATGGGCCAGGCGGCGATGACTGCGGCCAAGCAGTTCAGCGTCCCCTACTACGACGAGTTCTCGCTGTTCAGCGTCTCGGGCGGCTTCATCGCGCGCACGAAGCGCAAAGAGGGCGGCTGGCTGCCAGCGCTCAAGGACCAGACGGACAGCTCGTTCCGGCTCGCGCATCACCGCAAGTCGGTCGGCTTCTACACGTCCGGATGGGGCGAGCTCGGGCAGGTGTCGAGCCCCGGCGCGTCCACCACGCTGACGCTCACGAAGAAGAGCCACATCTACCGCTTCTACCAGGGTCAGAAGCTGGTCCTGGCCGAGGAGCTCAACACGACGGTGCTGCGCAACTCGGGCGCCGTGGGCACCGTCTCGGGCGTCAACTACGACGCCGGCACGCTGACCATGGCGGCGAACGTGACCACGACCTGGGCGGCTGCGGCCACCGGCGACTGGATCTTCACGGACGGCGACCGGCAGGACAGCGCGACGCCGGCCAAGCTCCGCATGACGGGCCTCGGCTGCGCGCCCATCTCGGACTACGGCACGGCGCCCACGACCATCGGGTCCGGCTTCGGCTGGGTTCCCGCCGCGGCGCCCGCTGCGTCGGAGTCGTTCTTCGGCGTGGACCGCTCGACGAACAGCTACCTGTACGGGCGGATCATCAACCTGGTGTCGACGCCGATGAGCCTCATCGCGGCGCTGACCACGGGGGCGCAGACGGCCTCGAGCATCGGCAACGCCGAGACGCTCCTGGGCGTCATGTCGCCGACGAACTTCACCGCGCTGTCCAACAGCATGCAGGGGCAGGCGCGCTACACGGAGATGAAGGGCCGCGGCGGCGTCTCGTTCAAGACCATCGTGGTCTACGCGGACGGCATCGAGATGCCCATCATCTCGGACAAGTACTGCCCCGACGAGGTCATCTATGGCCTGGACCCGTCGACCATCCAGTACATCAGCTGCGGCGAGGCCCCGGCGCTCGACGACAGCGACGGCAACACCATCCTGCGGCAGGCGTCCGACAACGGCGTCGAGGGCCGCATCGTCTCGTACGAGACGCTGGTGCACCGCAACCCGGCGAGCAGCTTCGTCATCCTGACGGGCTCGACGACGTAAGGCGCCGACGATCAGGGGGCTGGGCGACTGGCCCCCTGGTTGTCGACTCCTAAACGGAGAACCACATGGCGATCACCAAGCGCAACATCATGTTCCCCGAACTGGGGACGCCGCGCCCGAGCTCGTTCGTGCTGTTCGGCACGATCACCATCGGCGCGGCAGGCGCCGTGTCGACGAACAGCGCCGACTACCCTGACGGGTTCACCGTCGCGCAGACCGGCAGCGAGGACGGTCGCTACACGGTGACGCTCCAGGGCGGCGGCGTGACGAAGATGGTGCCTCACGTCCAGATGGTCGACACGACGGACACGGCGCTGCCGACGACGACGGGCGTCAACCCGTTCCTTCGCAACGTGAGCGCCTCGGCGGGCACGTTCGACTTTCAGACGTACCGCACGGACACGAACGCGGACACCGACCCGGCCAGCGGGTCGATTTTCTGCATCACGATCTACTGCATGGAGTGACCCGACCATGGCGAGCAGCGCAAAGGCCATCGCGGCCAAGATGTCCGGCAAGTCCAAGGCGCCCGTCTACGAAGTAGAGGTGGAAGGCGACGAGGACGACGCCGCGGGCGAAGAGTCCGCGATGGCCGACTTCATGGCCGCGGTGAAGGGTGGCGACCCGGCCACGGCGCTCGCCGCCTACAAGGACCTGAAGGCGATCTGCGGCTAAGGGGCTGCCCGTGAGCCTCCCGCGCCTCAACCGCGACTACACGATCTCGAAGCTGGCTTGCCAGCTGCTCGGGAGCCTGAGCCCGAATTCCCGCGATCTGGTCGTCCAGGTAAAAGACGCTTGGGTGGCGTCGGGATGGTGGGCCGTCACGCGCTCGTGCGACGGCACGACCATCGCGTCATCCGACCTGTGGGCCGATTACACGGACCTGCAGGGCCTCGGCGGCTCGGGCGGCTACTCGTGGCTGACCATCCGCAACAGCGCGACGGGCGTCGAGGTCTGCTTCGCCATCACGGTGACGGGAAGCTGGACCGAGATGCAGGTGTTCGTCTCGGTGGCGGCCGGGTTCACGGGCGGCGACACGATCGGCAACCGCCCGACGGCCACCGACGAGTACGAGCAGACCCAGGGCGTGGGCGCTGACTGGCTCGGCACGGGCCCCGCCGCGGACGCGCAGTTTCGGGCGTTCAACTGGGTGTCCGACGACGGCATGAACACGCGGACCGCGTGGATGTTCGGCGGCAACCTGGTCGCGTGGTGGCAGTTCGACACGCTCTTTTCGACGGCCGGCACCGAGGGGTCGTGGGTGCCGTTCGCGACCATCGCGTGGGAGGGCGGCAACAACTACGCGGCGCCCTCGACGCGGATGCTCATCTCGGTCTACGCCGCCTGCGCGAGGCACGCCCGCACGCCCGCGGGGGTGAACGAGACGCCGGGGGTGTTCACCGAGGAGTGGATCGCGAACTATTTCGTCGACGCCTTCCCGCAGAACGAATTCACCGAGCAGTACTACTGGACGCCGCCCATGGGCCTGAACGTGTCGGGCGTCGCGGCGCCTCGCAAAGGCCCCTTCGGCTTCTTTCAGGACCAGTGGTGGGTCGGCCTGGTCACGCCGGGCGGCGCGCCAGTGTTCACCGACGGCGACACGGCGGGCGATGGCGCGTTCATCTTCTTCGGCCAGATGATGCTGCCGTGGGACGGGACGACGAGCCCGCCCGGCATCGCAGCGCCGACCGACCGCGCGGCCACGGCGTTCTTCGGGCGCGACAGCGGCGAGTGCGAGTGCGGCGGCGACGGCGGCGAGTGCATCACGCGGGCGCAGCTCATCGACGGCGGCAAGGTGCTGGCCGACAAAGAGCGCGACGACTCGATCACCGAGGAGACGTGGCAGACCTGGACGCAGCAGGGTTACGAGGACCTGTGGCGCAAGGTCGTCAACGCCAATCCGGACAGCTTCTTTCAAGAGGTCGACTTCACGCTCGTGGGCGGCTCGGCTGCGAACACCTACGACGTGTCCACGATCGAGGGGCCCGACGGGCAGCAGTTCCGGCGCTTGCTGTTCGTCGAGAAGGATCCCGACACGGCCATCCGTCGCCGCATCCCGCAGTTCGCGCTGAGCACGAAGGATGGCCTGCGCGGGCCCTGGGGCACGGCGCCCTGGGATGACCGGCGCCGCTACAAGCTGCTGGGCGAGGAGTTGCGCATCGAGCCGTACGAGTACAGCGCGGGGAACTACCGCCTCTACTACATCCCTGGACCGTTGGTGCTCACCAGCGAGTCGTGCGTCGAGCCGATCCTGTTGCAGTGGCGCGAGTACGTCGAGGTGTTCATCGCCATCAAGGCGCTCGGCAAGGAAGAGAGCGACACGACGTCGCCGCTGGGTGTGCGCCTCGAGCAGTTGCGCCAGGACATCATCGACAGCGTGCCCAACTACGACAGCGGCGAGGGCGCAACGGTCACGGACGTCGAGGAGACGCGCTCGCGAGGTCCGTGGAGCATCGGGGACCCGTGATCGGCTTCGACCCGCCGCGCACCCAGGGTGAGAAGGGCGGCTCGCAAATCCTCGATCGCATCCTGGACAAGCTCAAGGCGTCGTTCGGGAGCCTGGCCAAGGTGGTCACGAACGACAAGCTTGTCGGCGCGGTCATCGCGACGACCGACACGAAGGTCTATCACGGCCTCGGCTACCCCTGGACGACGTGGGAGGTGGTCGACACGGGCGGCGTGGGCGTCGTGTACCAGTCGGCGACGGTCAATCCGAGCCCGTCGACGTACATCATTCTGCAAGGCAGCGCGGGCGTGTCCGTCACGCTGAGGTTCGTCTGATGGCGCTGCCAAAGAAGACGCTTACCGTGCCGCTTGGCGTGGGCATTGCCACCGAGATCGACGCCAAGCTGATGCCGCTCGGGAAGGTTGTGGAGCTCGATAACGCTCGCTTCGACCTCAAGGGCGAGTTGCGCAAGCGATTCGGCGGGGCCGCGCTCACGATGACCAAGGACCCCGGATCGGGGACCATCGGCGCCGCGTGGCAGTTGGCGACCCACAAGGGCGCGCTGGTGCAATTCGGGACGACGGGCGCCACTCCGATCGCGACGTACGCGCCCGCGGCGACCAAGTGGGCTTGGTGGGACCCGACGTCGGCCACGACGACTAGCGGCCTCAAGACGAACAACTGCGGCCCCATGGTGCTGTCGCGCACGCCCATCTCGTCGGGAAACGCCGCGACGTCGCCGGTGCGGCCCGATATCGCCTACGGGTCAGGGTACTACTTCGTGGCCGCTCGCCTCGGCACGGCGTGCAAGTTCACGATCGTGGACGCGAACACGGGGCACGTTGTCCAGGAATTCAGCCAGGCGAGCGCCAACCACCCACGCGTCATCGTCTGCAACGGATACGTGGCCTTCATCTACTGGGACACTGCGACCAACACGATCCGCTCGGTGACGTGCCTCATCACGGCGCTGGCGGCCGAGACGTTCACGTCGGTGGCGCTCATCGCCGCGTGCCACGCGACCGGGCCGTGGCTGGACATCGTGTTGAAGAACTCCACGACCATATCGGTGGCCGTGCGCAGCGCCGCAAACACGCTCTTGGCCTGCGACTACGCGCCCGCGACGGCAACGGTCACGGGGTACACCATCGTCGACGCTGCCGCGGCGGCCATCAACCCGCAGTTCGCGCTGGGGTGGGTGCAGGACTTCGGCGCGTCCAACAAGCTGTCCATCGCCGTGTGCCAGGCGGGCCCGTCGGTGCGCGTGCACTTCGACATCACCGTCGCTGCCGGCACCGGAACGCCCGCGGCCTCGTACGTCATCGACGCGGCGCCGGGAACCGTCCAACAGATCACGGCGTACACCGTGGGCAGCGCCGCCACGGGTGACTTCGTCGTCATCTACGACCGCGTTGCAGCGGCCGGCTACGACGGAACGATCTACTACGGCTATCGCACGACGGGCCTCGGTCCCACGGGCGGCCTCGTGCTCAACAACATGGCCGGGCTCGTCTCGAAGGCGTGGACCCAGGGCGGGAAGTACTTCGTGCTGTCGCTCTACAACAGCCAGGCCAGCGTCGACACGAACAACTTCCAGGGGTCGTACTTCGTGCTCGAGGCGCCGCGCATGACGGCCTCGACGTCGCTTTTCGAGGTGGGCGTGCAGGCGCGCTCGTGCGTCGGGAACGCGCTGACCGGGGCCACCACGAGCCCCGTGTCGAACACGCCCACCAGCGTGGCCACGGTGTCCAGCACCAAGTCAGTGCTGGCCGTGTGCGACATTTCGCGGCTGGAATCCGAGGGGACGGGCCTGTCGTTCAATTCGGGCATCACGATCCTGACCTCTGACCTCGCGCCCGACCTGGGGCAGGCCGTCGAGGGAGCCGACGAGCTGTTCGTCCCGGGCGGAAACCTCGGCGTGTTCGACGGGCGCGTGTTCACCGATGCCGGCTTCCCGTACTCGCCCGAGCAGCCGATCGGCGTCGGTGCTGTCGCGGCCGGAGGCCTCGTCGCGGGGCAGACGTACAAGTACCGCACGCTGTTCACGCGCATCGACAACCAGGGCCGCAAGTGGCGAAGCG